ACCAATCTTCCGCAAGGACCGTGGATTTGGTGATTTCTACATCGTATTCCGCAAGGACACGATTGAAAAGATGATGCTGGATTACAGCAAAAAAGGATTGCACAATGCGTTCAATATTGAACACGGAGATAGTGCAGAAGGAGTTACTCTTACTGAGGTTTGGATGAAAGAATTCGACCAAGATAAGAGTAATGCGTATGGTTACGACCTTCCGGTTGGGACTGTATTTGTTAAAGCCCAAGTCGAATCAGATGAAGTTTGGAATGACATCAAGTCAAACGGATTGAATGGATTCTCGATTGAGATGGCGGGTAATATTGTTGAACACAAAATGAGTAATGAAATGGACTTCAAATTTGCTGTAGAACTTGGCGAGCGTATCGCTAAGTTGGAAGCTCTTGTATCCAAGATTGCCGATGACCATTACGCAGTTATGGAACTTTGGGCTGAGACCCAACAAAAACTTTCTGCGGAAGGTGTAGAGGCTGAAAAAGAAACTGTTGCCGAAGAGGTAGCAGTTGAGCAATCGTCTGAGGAGGCTCCGGTCACCGAAGAGGTTGTTGCTGAAGCAGCAGACGTTGAAGCTGAGGAGCTTACCCTTGCTTCTGAAGCTGATGCTGATGCTGTTGCTGCCGAAGAGACCCTTTCTAAAGAAGAAGAGGTATCTGTAGAAGAGGCGGAGCTTGCACTCTCTAACGAGCAAGAAGGCTTAGTTGCCGACGAGCAAGTTGTTGAGGATAAGACCCGTAGCTTCGAGCGCATCACCAGCGACAAGGTAAAGATGATTAACAAGTTCCTTGGGAAGAGTCTTTACTAATCTTTTGTAAATTAAATAAAAATAGAAAATCTATAAAAAATGGCAATTTCAGTTGCAACTTTAGATTGGGGTAACCGGACCCCTGACCTCTTTATCGATTCAATGGTAAAGAGTGCCAAAGTTCTGGATCGCTTCCGCCTTATCGACAACGTTAAGTCAAAAGCACAAGTTCCCATCTTCGGCGCAAGCTTGACTTTCGGTTCTGACCTTTGTGTCTTCGACCCACAGTCTTCCGCTTCTATCGACGAGAAGGAAATGACCGTAACCACCTACAAGTGGGCTTTCTTGAACTGTAAGAACGTTCTTGAGGCCACCTACCGTTCTGTATTGCTTAAGCAAGGCCAGCACAACGAAGAGACTATGGATGCTCAATTCAAGGATTGGGTTTTCGATTACTTCGCTAAGTTGTCTGCACAGAAGGCTCTTGAGCTTGCTGCTACGGCATTGACTACGGAGATGGCTGCTGACGCTACTGTTCTTGATTTCGATACGAACGCCGCTATCACGTCTGCTAACATCCTTTCTTTGATGCAAGGTGCTTACCAGACTATGAGCGCTGTTATGTTGTCTTCCGTTTACGGTGACGCTAACCGCCAGTTGAAGCCTGCCTTCTTCTTGGGTACTGCTGCCGTTCAAGCTTACCAAATCGCTATCGCCGGTTTGTACACTACGACTGCTCAGGGTGTTGTTGAAGGAAATATCCCTGCATACTACGGTATGGAGGTTATCCACTTCCCTTCACTTGCTGCTGGTGAGTTCATCATCTCCGCTCCTGAGAACATCGTTATGTTGACCGACGACTACAATGACGTGCGTGCTATCGATATGAAGTACGAGTCAGAGTTGTCTAGCGACAAGATCTGGGGTCAGTTCAAGCTCGGATTCTCTTACCTGAAAGGTGACGAGATCGTCTACGCTAAGAACTTCGCCTAATAATTAACCGAGGGGGGCGAAAGCCCCCTCTCATTTAAATCTATAATAAAATGGGTTGTACAGTAAACTTTAGTAATCTCTCTGTTCCTTACGCTTGTTCTGACTTGTCTACGGGCGGTCTTAAGAAGGTATACCTTGCTGACCGTGCGGCTCTTGAAGAGCTCAACGAGGTGAGTGTAAGCATTTCAGGTGACGTTAGTATCTCGAGCGCAACAGGTCTCAAGACTAGCCTTGTAGCGGAGAGTAATGACCTGCTTGAGCTTCAATTCAACAACAAGGATGGATTCTCAAACTTTACGGACGTTAAGACTGTAAATGCTGACGGTTCATCTACGACTGTTCCTACCATCCAGATTGAGTTCCTTCGTATGGACACCGCTAAGCGTGCTGCCCTTGAAGAGATCGCAACTCCGGGTGCTGAAATTGTAGCCTTCATCGAGACGGCTGCTGGTACTTACCATATGGTTGGATACGACTTCGGTCTGTACGCTGCCTCTGTTGATGGTGCTACCGGTGTGACTCGTTCAGAGAAGAACCGCTACCAACTTACTCTTGTCGGTGAAGAGAACAAGCTTGCTTACAGCTTGGACACTGCGGCTTGGGGCAAGGTAGGTGTGTAATGCTAAATAAACCTTTGGGTTGAAGGAGGGGCTAACACCCCTCCTTTTTTTGTTTATTAATA